TACTGTTACCGGCATTCCTAGTTCTGGCAAGTCTGACTTTGTTGATCAAATGGTTGTTGGTTATAATGAGAAGTATGGTTGGAAAACTGCGTACGCTTCTCCTGAGAATCATCCAACGTATTTACACGCTCATAAGTTAATGCGTAAAACATGGCAAGGTATGCCTGGAGTTGATGATATTAAAACTGAGAAGTGGAATCAAGTCGCAGATCATGTTAATGATAACTATTTCTTTATTGATATGGAACGTTATACATTAGAATCTGTATTGCGTAAAGGAGCTGAGTTAGTTAAACGTAAAGGAATTAAATGTTTAGTTATTGATCCATTCAACAAAGTAAGATCTGCAGATGCTTCTGGCGATGTCAATGTTTATACATTAGAATACTTAAGCCAAATAGAAATCTTTGCTAAGAAGTATGATGTACTAGTTATGATTGTAGCTCACCCTACTAAAATGTACAAAGATTCGAAAGGTAATATTGAAGAGCCTACAATGTACAATATTAAAGGTGGTGGTGAATGGTACGATGCGTCTTATCACGGTTTATTAGTTCATAGAAACTATGAAGACAAAACCGTTAAAGTAAAGATTCTTAAATGTAAGTTTCAAAACTTAGGGGAGAATGGTGCTGAATGTCATTTTAAGTGGGAGCCAGCGTCAGGTTGTTTTATACCTCATATACCAGCAATAAGTTCTGAGGAGAAGTTACCATGGGAGTAGGGCATGGGTTATAAAAAGAAATCTATAATAGACATGGGTAATTATACAGCAAGCCCATCAGAGTTCAACGCTTTTAAATGGTGTATTGATAATGGTATTTATATATCACCTTATGCAAATTCTACGTTAGAATGGTACATATGTATTACTATGAATAACAAATCAAGTCTGAGCCCATCAACTTATAAGAAGATTGATGTATGGAAACAAATGTATAGGTTTTATCTTTATTATTATAATAAATATAACAATGATATAAAGATAGCGCCTATGCTTGTTATTCCAAAGAAAGAAATAAAAGTAAAACAACAAGTAACCAACAATCAATTATTTTAATATGGCAAGATATGAATCACAATACAAAGCCTTACTATGGGAATGCTTATCGGCAGGAATCCCTAGAAAAGATCGCACAGGTGTAGGAAGTAAATCTATATTCAATGCTTTCTTAAAGATAGATGTATCAAAATACTTCCCTGTTATAACCGGTAGAAAGATGTTTCAAAAAACTTTTGATACAGAATTTGAATGGTTTATTAATGGCGAAACTAATGTACAAAGATTTAGAGATGCTAATGTAAAGATCTGGGATGCTTGGGCCGATGAGAATGGCGACCTTGGCCCTGTATATGGGCATCAAATGCGCAATTTTAACGATCAAAATATAGATCAAATGCAAATGGTTATTAAAAGCTTAATTGCTGGCCCAGATGGACGTAGACACATTATAAATTTGTGGAATCCTGCGCAATTAAAAGATATGGCTTTACCCCCATGCTATTTGTATTTCCAGTTTTTTGTAGAAAAAGATAAACTTAATATGTTTGTTGTACAAAGATCAGGCGATATGTTTTTAGGCATTCCTTATGATATAGCGCTATTTACTAAAGTGCTTCTGTATGTTTCTGAGAAAGTAAACTTAAAAGCTAATTTATTGGAAGTGCAGATTGTAGACGCACATGTTTATAACAACCAACATGATGCTATACACGAATATTTTGAACAGGAAAGTTTTGACCTTCCAGAGTATATTTACGAAAACGGAGCATTAACACTGCTTAATTATAAACACGGTCCTGTTATTTCAGCAAAAGTGGCCATTTAATCTAATATATGTATTTTCTATATCACATTTTTGGTAAAAAGATCGGCGTTACACGTAATCTTAATAGAAGGGTTACGCATGAACAAGGCTACAAAGATAATGAATATGAAGTTTTAGAATCAAGTGATGATATAGATTATATATCAAATCGAGAACTAGAACTTCAACTTATCTACGGTTATAAAATAGACAGACAATCTTATAAAAATTTAACTCAAAAACAATTAAATCAAATGGTATTAAACGTAACAGAACAGACAACAACTTTTCCATGCCCAGTCAACAAGCTTAAGGGTAATTTATTGGACAACAAAGGTATTAAAATTGAAACTAACTTTGGTAAGTATGTTTTAACTGAAGATTTAGTAGAATGGATAGTTAAAAACGCTAATACTTCAATGTTTAACCCAGCTAGATCTTATGTATATAACAAAGCGTTGGATGAATTCGCTCAATCGTTAGGTAAAAAATCAATGGCTATGGAACATAAGCCTCAACCTGAAAAAGATAACACCTATTTTGATCCTGGAAATGTTTATGATCTTATTAGATTATGGGCTGAAACTCGCGGTATTTATAAAAACGGCGATACAAAAACTCAATACATTAAATTACAAGAAGAGTCTGGAGAACTAGCAAGAGCAATCTTAAAAAATGATAAACCAGAATTCATTGATGCTATTGGCGATATGGTTGTTGTATTGACTAATCTAGCTGCATTAGAAGGATTAAAGATTGAAGATTGTGTTACATCAGCTTATTCAGTAATTTCTAGTCGTAAAGGCAATATGGTTAATGGCACATTTGTAAAAGAAGATAAGCAAACTCAAAACGGATTATATCAATCAACAAAACCACATTTAAAAACACTATAATATGAACAAACAAAAAATTGAATTTAGAGATCCAGTTGTGCAATCTGTAGTAAATAAATTTATAGATAGATCCGATGTTGGATTTGCAAAGTATGGTAAAACATTACGTGACGATCAATCTGATATATTTGTTTGGCTTAATCATTTACAAGAAGAATTAATGGATGCTACATTGTATCTTCAACGTTTAAAAGAAGAAATATCTACATTGCGTGAAGAAAAAGCATTGCTAAAAGAATTAAATGATATAGACGTTATAGATGCATTTGAACTTCTTAGTGATAAAAAAAAACAATGGAAAGATTCAAAGAAGCTCAAGAAGCCTGGAACTGGACGTGGTGATCATTATTCATTTACTATAGATGAGCCAATGCGATTTGTGTCTGATATAACAAACGGACATTTAAACTTTAGACACCCGGATGAAGAAAATTAAAAGAAAGAAAGGCCCCGTTGTAGCAAAGAAGGTAATATATGACGGGGTTACATTTGCATCTGGTCTTGAGAAGTATATGTATAAAGCATTAAAAGATGCTAATATAGACTTTGAATATGAAGGTAGAACATTTGAACTTCTGCCTTCATTTACTTTTGAGAACGCTTCAATAGAAAAACAATCAAATGGTAAAGGTGATTTTATAAACAGAGGAAACAAAAAAGTTTTAAACTTAAAGTATACACCGGATTTTATTGGTAAAGACTTTATAATAGAAACTAAAGGACGTGCAAATGAATCTTTTCCTTTACGATGGAAACTATTTAAAAAGTGGATGATGGATAATAACGACACTAGAACATTATACAAACCACAGAAACAATCAGAGTGTGATATTACAATTGAATTAATTTTAAAAACCAAAAACAAATGACAAAAAAGAAACAAGTACTAGTTCCAGAACCGGAAAATCAAAAAGATGACAGATATTGGAGTATAACAATTGGATTTTATCCGGGTATATTGTTAGGATTTAGAACATATGTAGAAAAAGACTTTTCAACGCATGTATTTTATTTACCATTTATAGATTTTGCATTAGAAATAGATAATTAGTATGGAAGAAATAGTAACACAGCTTTCAATAGAAAAAGCAATGAACGGCTATCAAGTGCGTTTAAAAGATTATATGAATGCGTCAGGCACCTCAAGACCGGTTCCTTATGTATTTGAAACAATGGAAGGACTACTAGAATTTATAAAAACCAAATTAAAAGAACCAAATGAGTTTAACTTTAGATAAACAGATTTTAAGCGATATAACCGTATATACGAAATATGCGAAGTATATACCAAGCAAAGAAAGAAGAGAAACCTGGAATGAATTAGTAACACGTAATATGGAAATGCATGTGGCTAAATTTCCAACAATGAAAGAATCAATAGAATCTATTTATGAAAATTTTGTATTCACTAAAAAGGTTTTACCTTCGATGCGAAGCTTACAGTTTGGTGGTAAAGCTATTGAGCTTAATAATGCTCGCATTTATAACTGTGCTTTCCTACCTATTGATAGTATTCATAGTTTTTCTGAGACTATGTTTCTA